GAGGTTCTGGAGTTAAATGTACAGCCAGATTATGTGCATCTTGTCGTAATAGTGCCGCCAAAAATCTCAATATCTACTCTGATGGGGCACCTGAAAGGTCGCAGTGCAATCAGACTCTACAATCGATTCCCGCATATCAGGAAGAAGTTATGGGGAAACCATTTTTGGTCGCGGGGTTACTTTGTTGATAGGGTAGGCGTGAACGAAGAAATTATCAGACGATATGTGAGGCATCAGGAAAAGATGGAACAAACACATGAACAGCAGATGGAGTTGCTAGAGTAGAAAACGGAATATGACATTCGCCCTCCCCCCCTTATAGGGGGCATTCTGAAAAGCCACCTCCTCAGGAGGTGGTCTTTTACTATTACTTGCCATTTTTCAGTGAATTGATTAGCGATGCTATTTGTTCAATGCCATCAAATGTAGATGGTATCTTATCATCGGATAGCATGATGTTTGAAAATACTACATCTTCAAATTTTGAAAGAGCATCTTGGTTGTTTTTCTTTATCTTTGAGGAATAGTCGCTATAACTCTGAATGAACTGACAAAGGGTCTTTCTAAGTTCTATTTGCATAATCTGAGTTCGTAACGATATGTGATTTATCAGTACAACTCTAAAGTAATACATGAAAATCAATGTAACTGATGCAAAAGGTAGCGCTGACATGAAATATGTGGCAGCATTTGTTGCTTCGAGGGCCGGTAATTTGTGAATGCCATAATATATTAAGGGGGATGGAATAATTATAGCTAAAAAAATAAGAATGAGTCTTGATGCTAAAATTTCATTCGCTTTCTTTTTGCCAAGTGAATTGAAGCCATCAAAGAGTCCAACGAAATTGAAAGCAGTCTCGTATCCCTTTAATGATTCTTTAATTGACTCTACTTTAGCCTGTTGTTCTTTGAAGGTAGAGTCATATTCTTCGAGAAGTTTATGGCCTTCGTTTAACTTATTGAGATATTTTTTATATGTATCCACATTGCCAGAGCTTAGAATCTCCTTAGCTATTGCTAATGGCATTCCTCTTAGAGATATATCTATGCTTTTTTGGCTTCGAGTATCGAATTTACCATAGTTATACTGAGCGAAATCTTTGATGTATTCTGGGAGTGAGTCGGGTGACTCTACTTCTGTAGAGAAAATGCCTGGTTCAATAATGAACCTAAGGAAATAAGTGAATATAAGATTGATGCTGTCTTCATTATCTCCCTTTTCTTTTAGTAATCTTTTAAATTCATCGCCGAGTCTTTTAATGCTGTGTAGGGATTTTTCGTCCCAATCTTCTGGTTTTTTTGAAATGAAGTCTATTGCTTGAATGATTATTTTGTTTCGGCCTGATTCAAAATCTGTGTCAGGGGTAAGGTTCTCCAAAAAGGTTTGGTAATCTTTGAGCAATCTTTTAGTTGTTTCTGATGAAAAAAAGCAAATATTCATAATGGATTTTGTTGTTCCTTGTTGTTCTGTGCACCAAAAAGCGTGACGTGATTTACTTCGAGATTGTACAGAATCATCATTCTCGAATGAATACACAATACAATGAAATACTTCGCTTTATACGCAACATGATCCGCACCGGCCTTGTCGTCGAAACCGACCTTAACGCCGGTCGCTGCCGTGTGCAGACCGGCGGCATGTGCACTGACTGGCTTCAGTGGCTGACCCATCGTGCAGGACGTTCGCGCACATGGTGGGCACCTTCCGTGGGGGAACAGGTGCTGATTCTGGCCGTGGGCGGTGAACTCGACACGGCGTTCGTTCTGCCGGGGATTTATTCCGGCGATAACCCCGCACCGTCTGCGTCGGCGGATGCCCTGCATATCCGTTTCCCTGACGGGGCGGTGATTGAGTATGAACCCGAAACCAGTGCACTCACGGTAAGCGGAATTAAAACGGCCAGCGTGACGGCTTCTGATTCTGTTACTGCCTCGGTGCCGGTGGTTATGGTGAAAGCATCAACCCGCATCACTCTGGACACACCGGAGGTGGTCTGCACCAACAAACTGACTACCGGCACGCTGGAAGTGCAGAAGGGCGGGACGATGCGCGGCAACATCGCGCATACCGACGGGAAATTCACGTCTAACGGCGTTCAGGTGGATGACCACGGTCACGGTGGTGTTAAGTCAGGTGACAGCTGGACGCAGGGGACAAAATGACAGCACGTTATCTCGGAATGAATCGCAGTGATGGCCTGACTGTCACTGACCTTGAGCATATCAGCCAGAGTATCGGCGATATCCTGCGCACACCGGTCGGCTCACGGGTGATGCGTCGTGATTACGGCTCGTTGCTGGCATCAATGATTGACCAGCCGCAGACCCCGGCGCTTGAGTTGCAGATTAAGGTCGCCTGTTACATGGCGGTGCTGAAATGGGAACCCCGCGTCACCCTGTCATCCGTCACCACGGCGCGCAGCTTTGACGGGAGAATGACGGTCACGTTAACCGGCCAGCACAACGACACCGGCCAGCCACTTTCGTTAACCATCCCTGTGAGTTGAAACCATGCCGATTATCGACCTGAACCAGCTACCCGCACCGGATGTGGTCGAGGAGCTGGACTTTGAAACCATTCTCGCTGAACGCAAGGCGACACTGATTTCCCTTTACCCGGAAGACCAGCAGGAGGCGGTCGCCCGTACCCTGACGCTGGAATCCGAGCCTCTCGTCAAACTGCTGGAGGAAAATGCTTATCGTGAGCTTATCTGGCGCCAGCGTGTGAATGAGGCCGCACGGGCGGTGATGCTGGCCTGTGCCGCCGGTAATGACCTTGATGTGATTGGTGCCAATTACAACACCGCACGCCTGATTATCACCCCGGCAGATGATTCGACCATCCCGCCGACACCGGCAGTGATGGAATCTGACACCGATTATCGGCTGCGTATTCAGCAGGCGTTTGAAGGTTTAAGCGTCGCCGGGTCGGTGGGTGCCTATCAGTATCATGGCCGCAGTGCCGACGGGCGTGTCGCGGATATCTCTGTCACCAGTCCGTCTCCGGCCTGCGTCACTATCTCTGTGCTGTCACGTGAAAATAACGGTGTCGCATCCGAAGACCTGCTGGCGGTGGTGCGTAACGCCCTTAATGGCGAGGACGTCAGGCCGGTGGCCGACCGCGTGACCGTGCAGTCTGCCGCCATCGTTGAATACCAGATAAACGCCACGCTTTACCTTTACCCTGGTCCCGAAAGCGAACCCATACGCGCTGCCGCCGTGAAAAAACTGGAAGCGTATATCACGGCACAGCACCGGCTGGGGCGCGATATCCGACTGTCTGCCATTTATGCCGCTTTGCATGTGGAAGGCGTGCAGCGTGTCGAACTGGCTGCACCGCTGGCCGATATCGTGCTTAACAGCACGCAGGCGTCTTTCTGTACCGAATACAGCGTCGTGACCGGAGGCTCGGATGAGTGATTCGCGACTGCTGCCGACCGGCTCATCACCGCTTGAAGTCGCCGCCGCAAAAGCCTGTGCGGAAATTGAAAAAACGCCGGTCAGGATTCGTGAGCTGTGGAACCCGGACACCTGCCCGGCAAATCTGCTGCCGTGGCTGGCGTGGGCGTTTTCGGTCGACAGGTGGGATGAAAAGTGGCCGGAAGCGACAAAACGCGCCGTTATCCGCGATGCCTATTTCATCCACTGTCATAAAGGCACTATAGGTGCAATCCGGCGTGTGGTGGAGCCGCTCGGCTATCTCATCAACGTGACGGAGTGGTGGGAAAACAGTGACCCGCCCGGCACCTTCCGGCTTGATATTGGTGTACTGGAAAGCGGCATCACAGAGGAAATGTATCTGGAAATGGAGAGGCTGATTGCTGATGCCAAACCTGCAAGCCGTCACCTTATTGGTCTGAACATTACCCAGGACATTCCCGGCCACCTGTTCGCCGGTGGTGTGGCTTACGACGGCGATGTAATTACGGTTTACCCCGGATAAGTGAGGAATAATGAGCACAAAATTCAAAACCGTTATCACCACTGCCGGTGCAGCAAAGCTGGCAGCGGCAACCGCGCCGGGAGGGCGGAAGGTCAACATTACCACGATGGCCGTCGGGGATGGTGGTGGTAAATTGCCTGTCCCGGATGCCGGACAGACAAAACTTGTTAATGAGGTCTGGCGACATACCCTGAATAAAATCAGTCAGGACAATCGACACAGTAATTATATTATCGCAGAGCTGGTTATTCCGCCGGAGGTGGGCGGTTTCTGGAGGCGTGAGCTTGGCCTGTACGATGATGCGGGAACGTTAATTGCCGTGGCGAACATGGCCGAAAGTTATAAGCCAGCCCTTGCCGAAGGCTCAGGGCGTTCGCAGACCTGCCGCATGGTCATCATCGTCAGCAGTGTGGCCTCAGTGGCGCTGACCATTGACACCACAACGGTGATGGCGACGCAGGATTACGTTGACGACAAAATTGCAGAGCACGAACAGTCGCGACGTCACCCGGACGCCTCGCTGACCGCAAAAGGTTTTACTCAGTTAAGCAGTGCGACCAACAGTACGTCTGAAACACTGGCCGCAACGCCAAAAGCTGTTAAGGCGGTAATGGATGAAACGAACAAGAAAGCGCCGCTGTCGAGTCCGGCACTCACCGGAACGCCAACCGCACCAACTGCGCCAAAGGGCACTAACAATACTCAGATAGCAAACACGGCGTTCGTTATGGCCGCGATTGCCGCACTTGTAGACTCATCACCTGACGCACTGAATACGCTGAACGAGCTGGCTGCGGCACTGGGCAATGACCCGAACTTTGCGACCACTATGACCAACGCGCTTGCGGGCAAGCAGCCGAAAGATGCCACCCTGACGGCGCTGGCCGGGCTTGCTACTGCGGCAGACAGGTTTCCGTATTTTACGGGGAATGACACCGCCAGCCTGGCAACTCTGACAAAAGTTGGGCGAGATATTCTGGCTAAAGCGACCGTTGCCGCCGTTATCGAATACCTCGGTTTGCAGGAAACGGTAGAGTTAGCGGCAGGGGCGGTACCAGCAACACGCAAAGTAAATGGGCGTGCGTTAACCAGTGATATAAATGTTACTTCGCAGGATATTTTTAATGGGCAGAGCATTTCTATTGGTGCTAATCAAAACTTAAATGATTATATGACTCCTGGTCTGTATCATCAGTCGCTCAACGCTAATACAAGCTCTGCGTTAAACTACCCGGAGAATAACGCCGGAAATTTAATTGTGTTAAAAAATGCTGGCGTAAAACAAATTTATCATGTGTATAACTCCTCAAGAGTGTGGTCACGTAGCAAATATTCATCAGAACCATGGACACCGTGGGCACGAGAATATAATTCACAAAGCAAACCGACCCCGGCAGAGCTCGCAGTGTTGGCATTAGCTGGCGGTAGCATGTCAGGGAGTATTAAATTTATAAATGATGCCTTCCTGATTTGGGAAAGAAACACCGACTGGGCGAAAATCGGATTTAAAAATGATTCAGATTCCGATACTGACTCATACCTGTGGTTTGAAACTGGTGATAATGGCAATGAATATTTCAAATGGCGTACCAGGGTTGGAAGCGCAACAAAAGACTTAATGTTTTTGAAGTCTGATGCGCTCAGAGTCACAGGTCAGGTGATACCAGCTAATTATGGTAATTTTGATTCACGTTATCAGGCTAAAAATACCGCGTCCAAAGCGGCGAATGGCTGGCATAAAGATGCCTCTACAGGAATTATTACGCAGTGGGGGTATATTTCTAATGCTGGAGCAGGTTTAACATTTCCAGTGGCTTTTCCCTCTGCCTGCGCAAGCATAACAATCACTAACGCACACGGGCGATTTGACTACAGTATTGCTGTTAACTCACTATCCAGAACCGGGGCAAAATTTAACAGTGAAGGTAATGGCAATATGTACTGGACAGCTATAGGTTACTAATATGACGATTTATTACAGCCCATCAACGAAAGGTTTTTACGACGATAAATTAAAAAACGACTACCAGAATAATGACTCATGGCCAGAAGACCTTACTGAAATATCAGAGCGATGGTATAACTATCTTTTGCAAAAGCAGTCAGAAGGAAAAACTATTAATATCAATGAATATGGTCAGCCAGTAGTTACAGAACCAGAGCTGCCAACTCAGGAAGAGTTAACAGGACAAGCAGAGAGACAAAAATCTAAGCTTCTGACAGAAGCGGAGTCTGTCATATTGCCACTGGAGCGCGCTGTCAGGCTGAATATGGCAACAGATGAGGAGCGCAGCCGACTGGAAGCATGGGAACGCTACAGCGTTCTGGTCAGTCGTGTGGATACAGCAAATCCCGAATGGCCGGAAATACCGCAATAAATACAGGCGGGCTTATTGCCCGCCTTTTCTTTACCGGTGGTTGTGCTGTCGATTAGCCAACCGGGACAAATAGCCTGACATCTCCGGCACAACTGAAAATAGCACTCACCCATTAACCACGGAGTTAAACGGATGAGTGACTATCATCACGGCGTGCAGGTGCTGGAGATTAACGACGGCACCCGCGTCATTTCCACCGTATCAACCGCCATTGTCGGCATGTTCTGCACGGCCAGCGATGCGGATTCGGAAACCTTCCCCGTCAATAAACCGGTGCTGATCACCAATGTGCAGAGCGCGATTGCAAAGGCCGGTAAAAAAGGCACGCTGGCGGCGTCGTTGCAGGCCATCGCTGACCAGTCAAAACCGGTCACCGTTGTCGTGCGTGTGGAAGACGGCACCGGCGACGACGAAGAAACGAAACTTGCACAGACCGTTTCCAATATCATCGGCACCACCGACGAAAACGGTCAGTACACCGGACTGAAAGCCCTGATGGGCGCTGAGTCGGTTACCGGCGTTAAACCGCGCATTCTCGGCGTGCCGGGACTGGATACCAAAGAGGTGGCTGTCGCACTGGCATCGGTATGCCAGGAACTGAATGCATTCGGGTATATCAGCGCATGGGGCTGTAAAACCATTTCCGAGGTGAAAGCCTACCGCCAGAATTTCAGCCAGCGTGAGCTGATGGTCATCTGGCCGGATTTCCTCGCATGGGATACGGTCACCAGTGCCACCGCCACCGCGTATGCCACCGCCCGTGCGCTGGGCCTGCGCGCTAAAATCGACCAGGAGCAGGGCTGGCATAAAACACTGTCCAACGTCGGGGTAAACGGTGTTACCGGCATCAGTGCGTCCGTATTCTGGGATTTGCAGAAGCCAGGCACCGATGCTGACCTGCTGAACGAGGCAGGCGTCACAACGCTGATTCGCCGCGACGGTTTCCGTTTCTGGGGTAACCGTACCTGCTCCGATGACCCGCTGTTCCTCTTTGAAAGCTACACCCGTACCGCGCAGGTACTGGCCGACACGATGGCTGAGGCGCACATGTGGGCTATTGATAAGCCAATTACCGCAACGCTGATTCGCGACATCATTGACGGCATTAATGCCAAATTCCGCGAACTGAAAAACAACGGTTATATCGTGGATGGCACATGCTGGTTCAGTGAAGAAGCCAACGATGCGGAAACCCTCAAGGCCGGAAAACTGTATATCGACTACGACTATACCCCGGTGCCTCCCCTCGAAAACCTGACCTTGCGCCAGCGTATTACTTCCAGATACCTGGCAAGTCTGGTCACTTCGGTTAACAGCAATTAAGGAGCCTGACCGATGGCAATGCCGCGCAAACTCAAGTTAATGAACGTCTTTCTGAACGGCTACAGCTATCAGGGCGTTGCAAAGTCCGTCACGCTGCCAAAACTGACCCGTAAGCTCGAAAACTACCGCGGTGCGGGGATGAACGGCAGCGCACCGGTAGACCTCGGCCTTGATGACGATGCACTGTCAATGGAGTGGTCGCTCGGGGGCTTCCCGGATTCGGTTATCTGGGAGCTTTACGCCGCAACCGGTGTGGATGCCGTACCGATTCGTTTTGCAGGCTCTTACCAGCGTGACGATACCGGCGAAACGGTGGCCGTCGAAGTGGTCATGCGTGGCCGTCAGAAAGAAATCGACACCGGCGAGGGTAAACAGGGAGAAGACACCGAGTCGAAAATCTCCGTGGTCTGCACCTATTTCCGGCTGACGATGGACGGTAAGGAGCTGGTCGAAATTGACACCATCAACATGATTGAGAAGGTGAACGGCGTCGACCGGCTGGAGCAACACCGCCGCAATATCGGCCTGTGATTTTCATCCGGTCAGCCAGGCTGACCGGTTAACCCCCGATTCAGAAGTGAGAAAACCATGAACAAAGAAAATGTGATTACCCTGGACAATCCGGTCAAGCGTGGTGAGCAGGTTATCGAACAGGTCACGCTGATGAAACCCAGTGCCGGGACGCTGCGCGGTGTCAGTCTGGCTGCGGTCGCAAACTCCGAAGTCGATGCACTGATTAAAGTGCTGCCGCGCATGACGGCACCGATGCTGACCGAGCAGGAGGTCGCCGCGCTGGAACTGCCTGACCTTGTGGCGCTGGCCGGTAAGGTGGTCGGTTTTTTGTCGCCGAACTCGGTGCAGTGACGTTTCCGAAAAATCTCTCGGTCGATGACCTGATGGCGGATGTGGCAGTGATATTTCACTGGCCGCCATCAGAACTATATCCCATGAGCCTGACCGAACTCATCACATGGCGCGAAAAGGCGCTCCGGCGAAGCGGAAACACGAATGAGTAACAATGTAAAATTACAGGTATTGCTCAGGGCTGTTGACCAGGCATCCCGCCCGTTTAAATCCATCCGCACAGCGAGCAAATCGCTGTCGGGGGATATCCGGGAAACACAAAAATCACTGCGCGAGCTGAACGGTCAGGCATCCCGTATTGAGGGATTTCGCAAGACCAGTGCACAGCTCGCCGTGACTGGTCAGGAACTGAAAAAAGCCAGACAGGAAGCCGCAGCTCTGGCTGTCCAGTTTAAAAATACTGAACGACCGACAAATGCACAGGCAAAGGCAATGGAAGCCGCGCGTAAAAATGCGTCTGAGTTACAGGCGAAATATAACAGCCTGAGATTGTCGGTACAGCGCCAGCGTCAGGAGTTAAGTCAGGTGGGTATTAATACCCGTAATCTGGCGCATGATGAACGAGGGCTGAAAAACCGTATCAGTGAAACCACCGCACAGCTTAACCGTCAGCGTGACGCGCTGGCGCGTGTCAGTGCACAACAGGCAAAACTTAACGCAGTAAAACAGCGTTATCAGGCCGGAAAGGAACTGGCCGGAAATATGGCCTCAGTGGGTGCTGCCGGTGTGGGGATTGCGGCGGCGGGAACGATGGCCGGAGTTAAGCTGCTGATGCCCGGTTATGAGTTTGCGCAGAAAAACTCAGAATTACAGGCTGTGCTCGGAGTGGCAAAAGACTCCACCGAAATGGCCGCACTACGCAAACAGGCGCGTCAGCTTGGCGACAATACCGCCGCCTCGGCAGATGATGCAGCCGGTGCGCAGATTATTATTGCGAAAGCCGGTGGGGATGTTGATGCCATTCAGGCGGCAACGCCGGTCACGCTGAATATGGCGCTGGCGAACCGCCGCACGATGGAAGAAAACGCCGCCCTGCTGATGGGGATGAAATCCGCCTTTCAGCTTTCAAACGATAAGGTCGCTCATATCGGGGATGTCCTCTCCATGACGATGAACAAAACCGCCGCCGATTTTGACGGCATGAGCGATGCGCTGACCTATGCCGCACCTGTGGCAAAAAATGCCGGTGTCAGCATTGAAGAAACCGCCGCAATGGTCGGGGCGCTGCATGATGCAAAAATCACAGGCTCAATGGCGGGGACGGGAAGCCGTGCCGTGTTAAGCCGCCTGCAGGCACCGACGGGAAAAGCATGGGATGCTCTCAAAGAGCTTGGAGTGAAAACCTCAGACAGCAAGGGAAACACCCGGCCAATATTTACCATTCTGAAAGAAATGCAGGCCAGTTTTGAGAAAAACCGGCTCGGTACTGCCCAGCAGGCTGAATACATGAAAACCATTTTCGGGGAGGAGGCCAGCTCAGCCGCCGCCGTGCTGATTACTGCCGCCTCAACCGGAAAGCTGGACAAACTGACCGCTGCGTTTAAAGCCTCAGACGGGAAGGCCGCGGAGCTGGTAAATATCATGCAGGACAACCTCGGCGGTGACTTTAAGGAGTTTCAGTCCGCTTATGAGGCGGTAGGGACTGACCTGTTTGACCAGCAGGAAGGTGCGCTGCGTAAGCTCACGCAGATGGCCACAAAGTATGTGTTAAAACTCGACGGCTGGATACAGAAAAACAAATCACTGGCGTCAACCATCGGCCTCATTGCCGGTGGCGCACTGGTGCTGACTGGCATCATCGGTGCCATTGGTCTTGTAGCCTGGCCGGTTATCACCGGCATCAATGCCATCATCGCGGCAGCAGGCGCAATGGGGGCAGTCTTCACGACGGTTGGCAGTGCTGTTATGACCGCCATCGGGGCGATTAGCTGGCCGGTTGTGGCCGTGGTGGCCGCAATTGTCGCCGGGGCGTTGCTTATCCGTAAATACTGGGAGCCTGTCAGCGCATTCTTTGGCGGTGTGGTTGAAGGGCTGAAAGTGGCATTTGCGCCGGTGGGGGAACTGTTCACGCCACTTAAGCCGGTGTTTGACTGGCTGGGTGAAAAGTTACAGGCCGCGTGGCAGTGGTTTAAAAACCTGATTGCCCCGGTCAAAGCCACTCAGGACACCCTGAACAGTTGCCGTGACACGGGGGTCATGTTCGGGCAGGCACTGGCTGATGCGCTGATGCTGCCGCTTAATGCGTTCAACAAACTGCGCAGTGGTATTGACTGGGTACTGGAAAAACTCGGTGTTATCAACAAAGAGTCAGACACACTTGACCAGACCGCCGCAAGGACTAATGCCGCCACGTATGGCACCGGTGGTTATATTCCGGCGACCAGCTCTTATGCAGGCTATCAGGCTTATCAGCCGGTCACGGCACCGGCTGGCCGCTCTTATGTAGACCAGAGTAAAAACGAATATCACATCAGCCTGACGGGTGGTACTGCGCCGGGGACACAGCTTGACCGCCAGTTACAGGATGCGCTCGAAAAATACGAGCGGGATAAACGTGCGCGCGCCCGTGCCAGCATGATGCATGACGGTTAAGGAGGTGACGAAAAATGATGCTCGCGTTAGGTATGTTTGTTTTTATGCGCCAGACGCTGCCACACCAGACCATGCAGCGTGAATCAGATTATCGCTGGCCGTCAAATTCCCGTATCGGTAAACGGGATGCCTTTCAGTTTCTCGGTGTGGGTGAGGAAAACATCACGCTTGCCGGTGTGCTTTATCCCGAACTGACCGGCGGCAAGCTGACGATGACCACGCTCAGACTGATGGCAGAGGAAGGCCGGGCGTGGCCGTTGCTGGATGGCACCGGCATGATTTACGGCATGTATGTCATCAGCAAGGTGAGTGAAACAGGGAGTATTTTCTTTGCAGACGGCACACCCCGGAAAATTGATTTTACGCTGTCGCTCACCCGCGTTGATGAATCACTGGCCGCGCTTTATGGCGATATCGGTAAACAGGCGGAATCGCTCATCGGTAAGGCTGGCAGTATGGCGACTAAATTCACGGGTATGACGGGGGCGGGATAATGCTGGATGCGCTGACATTTGATGCAGGCAGTACGCTGACGCCGGATTACATGCTGATGCTCGACAGCAGGGATATTACCGGCAATATCAGTGACCGTCTGATGAGCATGACCCTGACGGATAACCGGGGCTTTGAGGCTGACCAGCTTGATATTGAACTGAACGATGCCGACGGGCAGGTCGGGCTGCCGGTTCGTGGCGCTGTCCTGACGGTGTATATCGGCTGGAAAGGTTTTGCCCTGGTATGCAAAGGGAAATTTACCGTTGATGAGGTTGAACACCGGGGCGCGCCGGATGTGGTCACCATCCGCGCCCGGAGTGCAGATTTCCGCGGGACGCTCAATTCCCGCCGTGAAGGCTCCTGGCATGACACCACGCTCGGTGCGATTGTTGAGGCGATAGCCTCCCGTAACAGGCTGGAAGCCAGTGTCGCTCCGTCACTGGCCGGAATTAAAATCCCGCACATCGACCAGTCGCAGGAGTCTGATGCGAAATTCCTGACCCGTCTTGCAGAACGCAACGGCGGTGAGGTGTCGGTAAAAATGGGAAAACTGCTGTTTCTCAAAGCGGGGCAGGGGGTGACGGCCAGCGGTAAAAAAATCCCGCAGATTACCATCACCCGCAGTGACGGCGACCGCCATCATTTTGCGATTGCTGACCGTGGAGCCTATACCGGCGTGACAGCAAAGTGGTTACACACCAAAGACCCGAAACCGCAAAAGCAGAAGGTAAAACTGAAACGCAAAAAGAAAGAAAAACACCTGCGCGCACTGGAGCACCCGAAAGCGAAACCGGTCAGGCAGAAGAAAGCGCCTAAAGTACCGGAAGCGCGCGAAGGTGAATACATGGTCGGTGAGGCTGATAACGTTTTTGCCCTGACTACGGTATATGCCACGAAAGCGCAGGCCATGCGCGCCGCTCAGGCGAAGTGGGATAAACTGCAACGGGGTGTGGCGGAGTTCTCCATCAGCCTGGCTACCGGTCGGGCAGATATTTACACGGAAACACCGGTTAAAGTGTCAGGCTTTAAGCGCGTCATAGACGAGCAGGACTGGACCATCACTAAGGTGACACATTTTCTGAATAATAGCGGCTTCACGACGTCCTTAGAGCTTGAGGTCAGGCTTTCTGATGTGGAGTACGAAACAGAAGATGATGAGTGATGTTTTTATTTTATCTGTTTGTTTTATAAGGATAAGTTAACTAAAATGACACCATCAACAAAACCGGAAGAGGTGCTCGCGATGTTTCATTGTCCTTTATGCCAGCATGCCGCACATGCGCGTACAAGTCGCTATATCACTGACACGACAAAAGAGCGTTATCACCAGTGTCAGAACGTGAATTGCAGCGCCACGTTCATCACTTATGAGTCGGTACAGCGATACATCGTGAAGCCGGGAGAAGTCCACGCCGTAAGGCCGCACCCGTTGCCGTCAGGGCAGCAAATTATGTGGATGTAA